GAAAAGCCGGTGTGAGTTGATTAAGTCAAAGAAGCGAATTGTTACAGCAGACGGATATTTTCAGGCATGTTCAGCGGAGGCGGGCGCGGTTCACGGGAGCAATCCTCATTGTGTGGTCTTTGATGAACTGCACTTACAACGCGATCGGGAAATGTGGGAAGCGTTCCACACTGGATTCGGAGCTCGGTCGCAACCGGTGTTCATTGCTATTACAACAGCAGGACATGACAAATCAAGCGTCTGCTGGGAACAGCACGAGTACAGCAGGAACATCATCAACGGAAATATTGACGACCAAAGTTTTTACCCGCTGCTCTTTGGGGCGGATCCTGAAGATGATTGGACCGACGAAGCGACATGGGCGAAAGCAAATCCCTGTCTTGATGTGTCGCTGAATCGGGACTATCTCAAGGCAGAGTGTAAGCAGGCGCAGGAAATACCAGGACTTGAAAACAGTTTCCGCCGCCTTCATTTGAATCAGTGGACCGAACAAGAAAGCAGACTGATTCCGATGCAGCAGTGGGACAAATGCGAGTCTGAATTGAATCTGAAAGACTTTGATGGTCGAGTCTGTTTCGGCGGCCTCGACCTGTCATCGACTCGTGACGTGACGGCGTTCGTTTTGTTGTTCCCTCGGGCTGATGGCGTGGATGTGTTTCCGTGGTTCTGGATTCCAGAGGACAACATCAGCAAGCGAGCCGCACAGGACCAGCGAGTGATTCGGTCATTTGCGGAAGCGGGGTTTATTGAAGTCACGGAAGGAAACGAAGTCGATGTGATGCGAGTAGCGGAAAGAATCACTGAGATCGCTGCTCCATTTGATCTACGTCGCATTGGATTTGACCCGTGGAACGCAGCTGGGCCGACGCAGAGAATGAAAGAGCTGGGACTGCCGGAAGATGTATTGATCAAGATGCCACAGGGAACGGCGACATATAACGAGCCAATCAAACAACTGCTTTCAATGCTTGGCTCACAGCGTTTTCATCACGACGGAAACAAGGTTCTGAGGTGGATGGCATCGAATGCAGCAGGATTAGAGGATAGCAATGGAAACCTAAAGTTTCATAAAGGAAAGTCAGGTGATAAAATTGACGGAATGACCGCCCTTGGAATGGCGCTGGCGTTGTATCTCACGGAAAATCCCGAGTCATCTGCTTACAAAACAGCAGGTTCCGGCGTCATCTTTTTCTAAGGCCGAACAATGGTTTATGGCGTTACGGAGCTCGTGGTGAATTCAATGCCGATCGTCACATCTGCCGTTACTGATGGCGGATGGCGAACGCTGTCAGGGCATTCAGAGAAAAGCTCTGCTGGTGTGATGGTCAACGAGTTGTCGGCGATGGGCTACGCTCCATTCTGGCGAGCGGTCAACCTGATCGCTTCTGACGTGGCTGGAATGCCGTGCGATATCTTTAGGCGACAGAAGGACGGCGGCAAGAAATACGCCCACGAACACCCAGCGGCGGTGCTGCTTCGCGATCGGCCAGCAGCGTGGTGGTCGGCACGCACGATGATTGAAACCGGAACCTATCACGCTAACGTATTTGGCAATGCGTACCTGCCGATCGTGCGAGACATGGCGGGCAATCCAGTTGAGATCGGGCTGGCGGATCCTGTGGGAATGATGATCCGTATCATGCCCGATGGTCAAAAATGGTTCGTGTGGTATCACGACGGCCAGCCGGTGCGAGTTCCCGACAGAGACATGATTCACCTGATGAGCATGAGCCGTGATGGAATCATGGGGCTCTGTCAGTTGGACCTGTTCCGGGACGCTCTTGGCGTCGGCATGGCGGCTCAGCAATTCGGCGGGCGGCTGTTTTCCCAAGGGGCCAACATGAGCGGCCTGCTGATGGTGCCTGGGCATTTCTCGGAAGAGAAAGTCAGAAACACAATGTCCGCGTGGAACTCGATGCAGACCGGCCTAAACAACTCGCACAAAGTCGCGTTACTTCAGGACGGCGTGAAGTTTCAGCAATTGTCAATTGATCCTGACAAAGCTCAGTTCCTACAGACGCGGGAATTTGAAGTACGGCAAACCGTCAGCAACATCACGGGCGTACCTCCGCACATGCTTGGAGATGCAACCCGGACAAGCCACAACAGCCTGGAAAGCGAATCGCAGACATATCTATCTCGATGCCTCAATCCGTGGCTGAAGCGATGGGAGTCGGAACTTCGCGCCAAGCTCATGACACTAAAGGAGCGAATGAAAGATTCGCACGTCATCGAGTTCAATCGAGAGTCCGAAGTGCAGATGGAAGGCGAGAAGAAGGTAAACATGATCTATCGCCAGATTGAGTGCGGGATGATGACACGCAACGAAGCCCGAAGCCTGATGAACCTTCCAAAGATCAGCGACGAAGAGGACGGCGGCGATGACTTCTACTACCCAGCAAACTGGCTTGTCGCAGGCGAAGAGGTCGACCCAATGACAGCGGATTCAAGCGGCAACCAGCAGGACGCGAGCGAATCAGAAAGCGAGGATCCCGCTGAGCCATCGCCGGCAGAGAACCTACTGCGGGCGATGATCACCAGCAGCGTCACGGATGCCATCAAGATTGAAAAGTCGCGTGTCGTTTCACGGGCTGGAATGCAGTCTGGGAACTTTCATTCAGCCATTGAGGAATTCTATGCGACGTGGACGGACAGCACGGTTCCAGAGATGGGCGATTCTGTCTCTCGACTGTGTATCATTTCACACGCGGAAGAGTCTAAACGGCTGCTTTCCGACGTTCACAGCGTGTCGACATCCGGGAGCCTGAAGGCCAATGTCAGCGACGTGGTCGCATCGTGGGATTCACGGGCCGAAATACTTATCAGCTCACTCATGAAAGCGGTGAAATAATGAGCAAAATCATCAGTTTAAACTGCCCTGAAAACGTCAAAAACAGCGTAAAAGACGAAGGTTTCCGCATCGTTTACAACGAAACTCCGCAAGGACTGGAGATTTTCCTGAACGGTGTGGTGGGTGATGAATACAGCGAGTGCGATTCGGCCTCAATCTCAAAACTGCTGTCGAAGAACAAAGGCAAGTCCGTGACTATGCGAGTCAACTCCCCAGGTGGGCTCGCATTCGATGGGCTTGCCATTCATAACGCTCTGGCTGCACATGACGGGCCAACAACAGGCATCATAGAAAGTCTCGCAGCATCAGCAGCCAGTCTTGCGGTGCTCGGATGTGACACGGTCAAAATGTACGCCAACGCGACTTATCACATTCACGAGGGGCTGTCGTTTGCATTCGGCCACATCGCCGACTTGCAGGATTCCATTGAGTGGTTGCAGCAATTCAACGCGGCTGCGATCGCCACATACTCCGCGAAGACGGGGCAGGATGAAAAGGCGATGGCGAAAGCGTTGCTCGGCGACAAAGGCGATGGCACGAAGTACACAGCAGAGCAGGCGAAGGCGTCGGGGTTTGTGGATGAGATCATCCCGATCGGAAATAAGAAATCATCAACCCGCAATGAGTCAACATCGCGACTTTCCGCGATGCTGAATTATCGAATTGCAAAACATCGATTGACAGATTGCCGGTAGTCTGCTTAGAGTTCACACATCAGCCGAAGAATCCCAAGAGGGAGGACTTGGCAACATTGATTGAGCACTGAAAGATCAGGGCGTCAGTCGTTTGCGTTTTTCGAATCTATCGAACAACGCCAGCGGCTGACGCCTTTTGCGTTGGTCCTGGCATCATAGGGGACCGACATGAAAATCAGTGAAAAGCTGAAGGCACTACAAGCCCAGCGACAGACCGCCATTGACGCGGCCGACGCTATTCTCGCCACCGTCAGCGACGAAAGCCTCTCTCCGGAGCAGACTGCCGATTGCGACAAGCATCTGGCCGAAGTCGACCGCATTGGCGGCGAGATCGAACTTGCTGTTAAATCCGAAAAAGACGTGGCAGACAAGATCGCCAAGCTAGAATCTCTGCGTAACGCACCGATGAACGTGGACGTTGCTCGCATCGTTGCAAAGGGATCAGGTATGTCTTCCATGCCATCCGGTGGAAATCGCGAACGATGGACCATTCCGGCGACCGCTCGCAAGCAACTGAAATCTGTTACCGCATTCTCGGATGAGAATCAGGCGGGCGGTTTCACGAAGGAAGAGAAGGCGTATCGCTTCGGCCAGTTCGCTCTGGCGAAGGCATCCATCGACATGCCTGGAGTCTACAACTTCCAGCACGCTCGGCGATTCGCTGACGATCATGGAATGATCCAGAACGCCCATCTCGAAGGCGGATCCGACACCAGCGGATCACACATTTTTGTTCCAGAAGAGTTCGGCACGGACCTGATCAAGCTCCGCGAAGAATACGGCGTTGCTCGCAAGCTATGCAAAATGGTTCCGATGAACTCGGATACCCGAACAGATCCGAAGTTTGTGTCAGGACTGACCTCATACTTCACTGGCGAAAACGCTGCACTGACCGCCAGCGACATGCAACATCAGGTTGTGCGACTGACCGCCCGCAAGATGACCTGCCTGTCAACATATTCCAGCGAACTGAATGAAGATTCAGTGATCGACTTTGGAAACACGCTGGCTCAGGAAATGAGCTACAGCAACGCCCTGAAGGAAGATCAGTGCTTCATCGACGGCGACGGAACATCAACCTACGGCCACATCCGTGGTCTGAAAACGATGTTTGCAACCCTGACGCTTGGTACTGCTCCGGGCTATCGCGACTCTACGACCAGCAACACATGGGCAGCCATCGTGATTGCTGACCTAACTTCGCTGATTGCAAATGTTCCGGTTTACGCACAGGCCGGCATGAGCTTCCTGTGTTCGAGCCAGTTCTATTACACAGTAATGGTGCCTTTGTTGAACGCAGCTGGTGGTGTCACTGGAAGCGAACTGCAGAACGGTTTTCGGATGCCAATGTTCCAGGGTATTCCTGTGATGTTCTCGCAGGTTATGGGCACGGCAACAGCAACCAGCACGATCGCTGTGTTCTTGGGGAACTTTGCTCTGGGCTGCTCATTCGGTGATCGCCGAAAGCAGACTCTGGAGTTCTCCAAGGAAGCCACGATCGGCGGCACCAACCTGTTTGAATATGACATGATCGCGGTCAAGTCATCGCAGCGAATGGACATCAACGTTCACTCGATCGGGTCAGACACGGTCGCAGGTCCAATCGTCGCACTATCCACCGGATCATAATTCCAGCTTGAATTGATGCAGGGTGGCGAGTGCCTCCCTGCTCTTCTCTGAAATCCATGCTCTAAGGAGCCCGATCATATGCTTCCTTTTCGATCAATCATTCATAGTCAGTTGATTGCCTCACGGGCAGTTACTAACAACGCAACAGCCACCGCAAACCTTGACACGAACGGCGCGGACTACGCAACGATCATCGTCAACATCAGCAGCGAAGCCAACACAAACGCCGTTGGCCCGACAATCCAACTGCTGGAGTCAGACGACACCACAGCAAGCAACTTCGCGACGGTGACGGCCAACATCACCGGCGATGCGGTCGCAGCAAAGCCAATCGTATACGGCGTAGACCTGCGAGGCCGCAAGCGATACCTGCGACTGTCGATCAGCTCAGCCACTGCAACCAATGACAACTTTACAGCGTCGGCAGAAGCGATTCTGTCCCGCGTCAAGGTTGCACCTGCTGGAACCACTGGCGTGACATCTACCAACGGCGTCACGAGGTTCGTGTAAGTAATGGGACAGCAGCAATCAATTCGATATACGCCGCACGTAAACTGGCTCAGGGATAAAGCTCTGAATGTCTATACGCAATTTGGCGAAGATGGA